ATTCAAACCTTCTCTAAATTGCTCACGAATTCTTGCATCAAATTTTGCAAGATTTTTTGATTGTGCTTCTTTACCTTTTTCGTCCAAAAATGGATAACGAATTAATTCAATTGCATATCTAAAGGGAGTTCCAACAATATCAAGAAGAGTACCAACTGTTCCTAATTGAAAACTAATAAATTTTGCACCCTGATACATTAACCAACGAATTGGTTTCATAAGAGGATTTTTTTCACCATCATATGCTTTCTTAGCACCCTGTTCCATTCCAACTGACATTTTTTTGAGTTGGAATGCACCTTCACCCAAAGCAGATGCAAGAAGTCCTGCACCGAGAATAATAGCAGCAACTGCACCGGTTCCTATTCCACCTGCCTGTGCTGCTGTTCCTCCTGCTGTTGCACCTCCCCCTGCTGCTGTTCCTCCTGCACCTGTTGCTGCTTGTGTTCCTGCTTGTGCTGCTGTTTTTGCCCCCTGTCCAAGTAACCTATCCTTCACCAAATCCATTCCAATATCAAGAACTCCATCCTTACCCTGTCCGGCAATAGCAATGGAAGCAATAATCGCAGCATCAATCACACCACTTAAGGTACCAGTAAAAGTATCAAAGATTTTTAATGAAAAGTCTCCACCAAAACTTTTCATAAATCCACGAGTCGCATCTATTGCCTTATATCCCCAATCAATAAATGTGACTACTTTATCTAATATATTTCCACCCAAATCTATCATAAACTCCATCACATTTCCAATGATTTTTACAATACCTACAAGTTTTGGAAGATGTGGTAAAAGTTTAATTGAGATATATCCAAGAAGAACTGAAAAAAGAAAGTTCTTAATTCTATCTAAAAACCCAAGTTTTGGCATAGAAGGCATTTTTAGTTTGTCTTTTTTTTCTTCTGGTTTTGCCTCTAACTTATTTTCTTGTTTTTCTGCTTCTTTTTTTTCTGTTGATTTTCTTTTCTTTTCAAGTTCTGACTGCTTTATAAGTGTAGAAGTCTGAATTAAATCACGAACCTTAAAGACTTGCTTTTTGATAATAAACAAATCACTTTTAAGTACACTAACACTTTCTTCCTGAAGGTTTTGAGTGGATATTTTCTTTTCAGAAATGGATATTCCTGGTAAAAGTTTTGTTGGATTTATTTTTGCAGGAGATAACTTTGGAGTTTCCATATCTTACTTAACTCCAAGAACGGCAGCATTTCTTCTTCTGCTTTCAGAATTTGGATGTACTGCACTAAAAGAAGGAACTGATGGAGATGCACCAGAAGAAGTGTTTAATTTTGGCATACCACCAGGTGATGTTGCATAAACAACCTTTACTTTTGATTTTGATGGTGGGTTTATTTTTGGAACATTATTTTGAGTTTGTATTTGGGCAGGATTTAATTTAGAAGATGCTGAAGGTTGCTCAGCTAATGCTGGGGGAGACATTATTGATGAGATTGCTGAACCAAATTTTTGAAACATATTTGGTTGGTTTTTTATAGATGGTTTTGGTTTTGCGGCAACATCTGTTTTCAAATTTGTAAATGTTTTATTTGGAATTGCACTATATCCCTGAAATGCATCTTCTCTATCAGTCATCCCAGTAATCTCATCTGGAGAAACTGCAGAAGGTTTATTTACTGCTCTTGATACTTCAAAGGTGTTATTCCAGTTTTTTACATTTGGTCTTACACTTCTTTTCCAATATTCAATAGATGCATCCAGTGCAATATCTTTATTCATTAAAAGTTTTGGATTTCCAACCAAATCTTTACCAATTCTTTTTCCAATATCCTCATAATTTGCTCTTCCAGTAACTTGCAAATACCCTCTACCAATATAATTGTATGCATCATCAGCATTACGATTACCAAGACCAAGAGCAGGATTTGCATATCCCTTAAAATATTCATACCCAGGTTTTCCTGGTGGATCATTTGGACTTGAATTGTATTTTTCTCTCTGAGGTTCTCCAAAATTTCCTCCAGATTCGTGTTTAACTTGTGACAAAAATGCCTTAAGTTCAATTGGGTCTGTAATTCCTCTTTGTTTTGCTCTGGAAGCAAACTTAAGTTCAATTGGAGATAAATTTGGAAGTGTTGATTTGGGAGTAGTTGATTTTGGAGAAGGTTTAACAGTGGGTTCTTTCATAGAAGATTTGACAGACTTTTGTTCTCTTTCTCTTTTTTCTAAAATTCTATCCCTAACATTTTCTTTTTGATCACCAATCATTCCACCACCAGCAGCATAAGTGGTTCCAGAAACAATCTTTGGTTGATTAGTTCCTCCACCAGCAGCATTCATTCCCTCAAGAGTATCCACACCATACTTTTGCACAGCACCACGAGACATTACAAACTCACCATCAGTGAGCATTGCCGGAACTTTATCTACACCCTTTTTTCCACCAATCAGACCACTCACAGATTCTTGAATTTTTCCAGATCCGAGACCAGCACCCAGTAACATACCAAGAGGTCCAAACATAGAACCCATTCCGGCACCACCCATCATACCTTTAAAGTTTAACCCACCACCGGCAAACTTTGGAATTACAAATCCACCACCAGAATATCCTTGAGTCTTTTGTTCTTCTCCACCAATTCCACCAAAATTTTCAATACCTTTACTTACGGCCATTGTGGTGCCGACAGTTGCAGCAACTTCTAATCCTGCTCCTAAAAGTTTTCCATATTTTCCACCAAGAAACTTTGCTGCTCCTGCTGCCTTTCCGACACCTGCCTTTGCTAATAATCCTGCTGCAGCAGCTGCAAGTTTAATACCTCCACGAATAACAATCTTGGTTAAAAATCCAACAAACTTTCCTAAACCAGTTCCGAACATTATATAAAGAGCAAGAAGTTTAGGCCACTGGTCTCCTAAAAATCTACCAATTGCTTTGATTTTGTCTTGATTTTTAGAATCACTAAACCAATCTAAGAGTTTAATCAGTGCTCTTCCGACAAAAATAGCAACAAAGAAATCAATAATTCTATCAAGCAAAGATTTAATGGGAGCAATAATCTTTTCTGCTGCCTTGATTGCAAACTTAAATCCCTTCTCTAATTTTGATTCTTTTTCACCTCTCTGTCCTGCTTCTCCAGCAATTCTAGATTTTTCTGCAGAATCCTTTGCAAGTTTATTTTGACTCGTAAGACTTTTAATTATTTCAGCAAGAGCATCAATAATTTCTTTTATATCATTTCCTCCCGTCATCTTATCAGCAGGAGGAAGTGCTAATTGTGGTTTTCCTATAAGTGCCTTTTGTTTTCCTAAATTAATTCCAACTGCACTTCCTTTTTTAAAACTATCTGCCGTAATCTTTTTAACCTTAAACCTACCTTTCTTTCCTCTAATCTTTTTATATTCATTCGTAAGAAGTTCTGCCTCTTCTGTAGGAATTTGAGTCTTTGCCATTCTGGCAGCAACCATCTTCTCCTTTAGAAGAGACGTATATGTATCATAATCAATATCAAAAATATATTCAAGTCCTAGAAGTCTTAAAATTCTTTCGTCAATTTGTTCATCAACAAGATCTTCACCGTTCTTTTTGACGGCAACTATAGATCCTCCTGTTGATGATTGATTATCCATTTTGTTGTTGTTTGAGTTTTTCTTCTTCTAAATGTTGTTTTAATAATTCAACGTAAATATCTCTTTCCCAAGGTATCATATTTTCAATTTCTGTAAGTGAATATTTATGATATTGCATTAGGGCAAAGTTAAGACGAAAATAATTCTCAAGGTCCATGTGGACCAGGGCTATGCGAAAAAACTTGCTAACCCTTCTAAAATAACTTCACTTTCAACTTCGGTCTTTGGATTTGTAACTTTGATTTTATGAGAAAGTCTGGGCATAGTCTCAAAGAACTTTTCAATTTGCTTAAACTGTGAAGAATTTAATTGCTCCAAAAAGTCAATTAGTTCTTTTTTTGTTACATCAGCAGCAATCCACACTTCTTCTTCAGTATAAATTTTATCAATACAAGAAGAAATCAAATCAAAAGATTGATCCATCGTATTATCATTTTTAAAATCAAAATTAGTCTTAATAAATTGCTCCAAAGATGGATACTTCATTTCCATCATAATTGTAGAATCAATCTTAATTTGATTGGTATGATCTTCGTTCTTTTGAACCTTGATTGAATCCAAATCAATCTTTACGAGAGTATTTGTTTCTTCATCATCTGGGCAGATGATATTTACTTCAATCTCTTCTCCCACAGATTTACCACGAATATTTAAGAACAAATATTCAATATCAAAAGTTGGAAGTGATTCCACTTTAATATTTTTAGTAATAATACAACTCTTAATTACAGTTTTGATTGCAGTAGTAATCTGTTTAGTATCTTCACTCTCTAGTGCAATCAACAGCACCTTTTCTTCTTTAACAAGAAAGGGTCTGTATTTAATTGATTCACCAGTAGAAGGCAACTCAAGTTCGTAAATCGGTGTCGTGGGTTTTGGTAAAGGCATAATGACCTATAGAATTTCAGTTATGATTATTTAGATTAGAATATTGGAGGTTATCTTCGTATTGATTGTTGGAATTGAGTTACTGCAATATCTGCTGCCTCAATTCTATCATTATTTCCTGATGCTAGTGCTTGAGTATATTCAATATCAAGTGCCTCTATATTATCTAATTGTGCTCCTGTAAATGGACTATCTGCTGCTCCATTTGGAGATCTTGATGAAGACTCTGGTGTAGATGGGTAATCTTTAGCCCCGACATAATATCGAATATAACTAAAGGATACGGTACATTTTAGTAATGAAGATGCATCATAAGAAACCGGCATTGATGTGATTGATATTGGATATGAATTCACAAAATTATAAATTAAAGTATTGCCCTCGTGATCAGCACTCTTTTTATTTTTTGAAGTTCTTTCAAATTTAGTAATTGTGAGTCCTTGTTCAGCAATATAATACTCTGGATACCGGGCCCGATAAAAGTACTCTGGTTTTTTTGATGAAATTCTACCAGCACCTGATGCAATACTTTCTCCAATAATATATTTAATCCAGGATTCAAAAAATCTAATTGGAAGATAATTCTCGGCATCAACATAAAAAGTAAAATCAATTCTATCATCATATAATCTACGATAGGCAAATTTTTCGGTCACTCCAGTAAAATCACTATTATTTTCGTGAGTTGCTAGTGATGAACCGGGCAAAGTTGCTTCTGAGCACAACAATCTCAACTTTTCTCCATCATACTTCACACCATTAGAAATTAAATATTGTCCAAACCCACCTTCACTTGTACCATACTTTGGAAAAGGTATATCAACAATAAAATGTGATGTAAGTGCTGGTTGAAGTAGATTTGCCTTAATTTTATCTACACTAACTTTTGCAGGCATCTATAAATACTTGTACTTATATATTATGTAGTTAGGAAATGCCAAGAGACGGAAAATACCATCAGGGTAGATTTCACCCTCAAAATCCGCAGAAATATAAAGGAGACGTGAATAATATCATATACAGAAGTTCTTGGGAACTCAAATTTATGCAGTGGTGTGATAGAAATGAAAATATTATGGAGTATGGTTCAGAAGAGTTTTGGATTCCTTATGTTTCTCCGGTAGATAATCGTGTTCATAGATACTTTCCGGATTTTATCATCAAAGTTAAAGAAAGTAACGAAGAGATTAAGACTTATGTGATAGAAGTGAAACCAAAAAGACAAACAGTACCACCTAAACAAAAATCAAGAGTGACTAAATCATATCTTTATGAGGTTCAGACATACGCAGTCAATCAATCAAAATGGAATGCCGCAGATGAATGGTGTAAAGATCGTAGATTGGAGTTTAAGGTAATAACCGAAACTGAACTTGGTTTAAGGTAATGGCAGAAGGTTTCGGTCAATATGTAGGGAAGATTCCTCCCAGAATGGCAGAATTGAGAAAAAAAATCAAGGAATCTGGTAGTAGTGATTCAGAAGACTTGATGATGGTGATTATGGAAGTTTTAAAGGAAGAAGTATTATATCCAGAACCAGGAAAGTTTTATACATTTCTTTATAGACCTAAAACTCCTGAAATAGAATATGATCAGCATCCACTGATTGCCTGTACTTCACTGGAAAAATGGGGGTTTAGAGGAATGAACTTTCATTGGAGAAAATCAAGGCAATATACCTGGGAAGAAGTTATTGGAAAACTTTATGTGATTAAATATGATGAGTTGGATGAGATGCTCTCTATACCTTATGCAAAATTCCGTCTAAATAAATAAAAAACTATAAAAATGTTTAGAAGAGCAGAAAAATATATTCTAAACGTCCTTCATAGTGAGGAGGTGCTCTGATGCCATTTTGGAATACAACCAGCACAACACTTGAGAATGAACAAATGGTTGTGAATAATACATACAAAGATGCTGATGGAAACAATAAATTAACTACAATAACCACTACAAATCCAACTGGATATAAAGAAGTTGTTCCAGGAGATGCCAAAAAAATTGGTGATAATCCTCCCGGTCTTAAAGGTCTTAGTTATGCAGTTCAAAAAGATGGAAAAATAACTTACAAATATGACGATGGGATGGGAACCACAAAACAATTTAACAGTATTCAAGAATTTTCAAACAGTTCAATAGTTGGATATGATGCTAATACTACGAAAAGAATAAAAGATTCAATGCAGAAAAATCTAGTTGCACAAACAAACGATTATAAT